CCACCCTGGACTCTCGACGACGGACGTGCCTTCCACCGCCTTCGAGTACATCTGCTTGATGAACTTGGAGACTTCCGGCGTCTGGCCGTTCCAGCGCTTCGCGTACTCCAGCGTGTCGGAGATGCTGCCGCGTCCTGCGGCGACGGCCATGGCGACGCGGGCGAAGCGGATGCCCTTCTCGAGCTCCACCACCTGCACCTGGGGCTGCTTCTTCTCCGGCTGCCGTCCCACGATGGCCAGCGGCTGCGCCTGCGAGCCCATGGCCAGTTCGAGCGCGCCGAGGGTATCGATGCTCTTGGCCAGATCCCGCACGTCCTTGACGAGCGTGTCGCGCTCGGTGGCGTCGTCCTGGGTGAGGCCGCTCTCCGTCTGACTCTGCGACACCAGTTCCTGAAGTCGCGCCGACTTCTCCGTCATCTGGGCGCGATTCGCCGTCAACTGCTCTGCAATGTTCATGGCTCTGCTCGTTGGTGAACCGGAGACACCCGGAGTGATGGCGGCGAGACGCGGAGCCCCAGTGCCAGACACGGCGAGGGACGCGCTTTTGACAGTCGTGATCGTGGCCTGCATGTTGGCGGGAATGGTGACGACCGACGTCTCCAGCCAGCGCCACTTCGAAATGTTCAACCCACCCGTGGAGGCGTTCCGCGTGTACGCGACGACCTTGCTGCCGATGGACAGCCCGCGGACCAATCCGCCCTTGATCAGCGCCCAGACTTCATCGATCCGTGGCGTGACGCCTTTGGCGATCTGCGCACGGATGCGAATGCCGGACTTCGAGACATGTGCGGAGAGGACGTGCCCGATCGGCTCGCTCTGCGAGTGCAGAAAGAGCAACGGCATCGGCAGGCTGAATTGCGCGCCTTCCGGATCCAGCACGTCGCCGTCGAGATCGATACTGGGCGAGGACGCGACGCCCTCGATGATGCGCTGCTCGTCGTCGATCGACTTGAGAAGAAGGGTGGAATAGGCCTGCCGCAGCATGGGACGCCGATGTCCATGCTACGGAGCGGATCGCAATACGTAGGACGGAATAACCTGGGAGTACGCTACCCGTTGCGGCGACGGGGCGCCTCGAGGCAGTCTTCGGCGGCGGTGACGATCGCGTCCCGGGCGAAGTCAGACGGCCGCTGTCGGTTGGCCTGCGCCGCCAGTTCCAGGCGCTGCCGTTCCAACGGCGAGAAGCGGATCCGCAGCGGCGTACTCGGCGCCTCGGCCCGTGGCGGACGCCCGCGCCGGCGGATGGCGTCCAGAATCCCGCTCACCGGCGGCCTCCAAACACCATGACTTGATACTCCGGCGCCGGGATGCGACGCGACAGCCGATCCACGGCCATGACGAGCGCCACGACGCCGTCGATCCGTTCCGTGGACACTTTCTTCGATGGCTTCAAGTTGCCAGCGGGATCCGACTCCACAGCGACGTTGCCGATGTTCCACCGCAAGATCGGATGGCCGTTGTGGCGGAGGGCCTGGCTGACGACCGCCGTCTCGAGAAACTTCGTCGGCGCGGAGAGACTGGAGAACCCCTGCCGCATGGGCGAGCACGTCAACCCGTCCTGTTCCGTCAGCCGGTTCACGAGATCGGTGGCGTTCCAGGGATCGAACGCAATGTCTCGCACCTGGAACTGATCCGCCCACTGGTTCAGCGTCTTGCGGACGGCTTCGTAGTCGACGACGTCCCCGTCTGTGGCGATCAGATGGCCGTCGTGTTCCCACTGCTGATAGGGCACCCGATCGCGCCGCTCACGCTCACGAATCGTGTTCTTCGGCACGAAGAAGCACGGCCAGACGTCGAAGGCGTCGTCCTCGTCAGGGAACACCGCCACGATCGCCGTCAAGTCCCGCGTGCTCGAGAGATCCATCCCGACGTAACACGGCCGCCCGACCAGTTTCCCGAGCGTCACCTCGGCGCGGCAGGCATCCCACAGCGGCATGGCCAGCCACCGCTCGGCCTGTTCCGTCCACTGGTTCAAGTAGAGCCGGCGGAAGGTGTTCTCCTGGGCAGGGATCGCCTTCGCCCGCTGCGCCGCGATCCGCATCTCCTCGAGGCTGCGGAAATCACCAAGCGCAGGGTTCGCCTGTTTCCAGACTTTCTCGTCTGTCCAGTCCGCGTCCGTCGACGCTTCGTAGAGGATCGGCAGGAACGTCGGATCGAGCGACGGGTTCTCCGCCACCTTCTTCGCGTGATCGTAGAGTTCCCACAGGATCGAGTGCCGATCGTAGCCGGCCGTCGAGATCGCGAGCATGACGGGCTGGGCCCGGGCCCCTTGCGACGTCGCGAGGACGTCCCAGAGTTCCCGGTTCGGCGCCGCGTGGAGCTCGTCGTAGATCACGGCTGAGGCGTTGAACCCGTGCTTGCTGTAGGCCTCAGCCGAGATCGCCCGGTAGAAACTCCCGCTCTTCCGGTGGACGATCCGCTTCTGCGAGTCGACGATCTCGCACGAGGCGTAGAGCTCCGGATCGTTCCGGATCATCTGGGCCGCGACGTTGAACACCAGCGACGCCTGATCCTTGTCCGCCGCGCACGAGTAGACTTCCCCGCCGATCTCCCCGTCGAAGAGCAGGAAGTAGATCGCCAGCGCGGCCGCGAGCTCTGTCTTGCCGTTCTTCCGCGGGAGCATCAGTAGACAGGTGCGATACCGCCGCAACCCGTCCGCCCGCGTCGTGAAGAGCTGCTGGAGGATGCGCTTCTGCCACGGCCTCAGGCTGAACGGCTGCTGGGCGAACGTCCCCTTCGTGTGCGTCAACTGGTTGACGAGACGCACTGCTCGCGCCGCTTGGGTTTCAGGCTTCGGCACGGACGGCCTCTCCGACCTTGACGGCCTTCTGCCTCGTGAAGGCTTCCCATCGGTCGACCACGATCTGGACGTACTCCGGAGTGATCTCCATTCCGACACACCGACGATCGACCTGTTCGGCGGCGATGAATTCTGGCCCAGTGCCACAGAACGGGACGCCTATGCGATCTCCAACGGCGCTGCTGGATTTGAGCGCACGCAACACCATCGCGACCGGCTTCGGAGTCGCGTGCCCGAACCGCTCCTCGCCGACGACGCGCGGAAACTGCCACACGTCCGTCATCTTGTCGTGGGTGTTGTCGAAGTAGGTGCGAGACTCACGCAACTCGGCGGCGAGTTCACGGCGGTACGCATTTCCGCCGTCCTTGATGCCACCAAATAGCCTCCTGAACAACTCGTCATAGTCCTCATGAAACGCACGGCCACACGACGCGGCAGCGAGTATCAAGTAGTGCTTCCTCGAGATCGGCTGGAACTGCGACTTTGAAAACCAGTGGCCGGCCATCGCCGTGCCGGTGATCGTATTGACGTCCTTGTTCGTGAACCCAGCCAGATCACGCTGGGCCTCGAGCCACGTTCGCAGTGGCTCGTACCCGTCCCAGTACTCGTCCTTGTTCTGATTTCCGAGGAACTGCTGGCCGCGCATGAGGAACAGGCACCGCTCGCTGGCCGGAGGGAAGGAGTGCGCACCGGCCGACGACATGCCGAACCCGCTTCCCTTATCCCAGACGATCTCGTTCCGAACGAGGAGTTCTGACTCAGATGAGAGCCCACCCTTCCACCAGAGGCGCCACAGATCAGCGGCATTCCCCCAGATATACGCGCTCCCGTTCCCGCGAAGGGCTGGCAGCCACACGCGCCACCATCGCATCTGAAAGGCGTCCAGTTTCTCGTCGTAGAGGTTGTCGTTCGCGACTCCGTCAGCCTCTTTGCCCATGCCGTACGGTGGATCGGCGTGCAGCATCGTGAGCGTGCCGACACCGGCCAGCCTGGCCACCGTGGACGGATCGGTGGTGTCACCGCACAGAATCAGGTGCGTGCCAAGTTCGAACAGATCCCCATGTTCGATAGCCGTCGCCCGTGGTGCCGGGACATCGTCCGGATCCGTGAACCCAGGCTTGACGATATGCGGATCAGCCAGCAGCGCCTTCAACTCGTCTTCGAAGAAGAACGGCGCCAACTCCAAGCCGTTGGCGACGTCCGACTTGAGTTGATCAATGTTCCACTCCGCCAGTTCAGCCGTCCGGTTGTCGTAGATCGCCAGCGCCCGCTTCTGCGCCTCCGTCAGCCCAGACCGGCGCACGGCGATCAGCTCGTCCCCGGCCGCGTCGACGACTCGCAGCTTCGTGATCCCAGCCTCCGCCGCCGCTTCCGTCACGCCGTTCCCGGCCAGGATGACGTTGTCCTCGTCAATCACGATCGAACGCGCCGCGCCCACCTGCTGCAGCGCGTCGACCACCATCCCCAGGTTTCGCGGGTTATGCCGCCGGCGGTTCGCCGCGTCCGGCACCAGCTCCTTGATGTGCGTCGGGGCAGTCTCCGCACGGTGGCCATGTGGCATTTGTGTTGGCGTTTCCGAGGATTCGCTCACAGGAGCCCTTCCCACTTACTCTGCGCCGGCTCCGCGATCGGCAGGGCCGACATGCGCGCCCGAGAACTCGGGGTTAACCCCAACTCCACCCACAACTTAAGGCAGTGCATCAGGGCCCGATCCGCCACCGCAAGATAGGGGTTCGTCACCGGCACCCCACTCGGTTTCTTCACGATCATCCCGAGCGTCCGCACCTTCCCGTGCGCCTCGAGGTACCGGCTCCACTGCTGGCAGAGCACCACCAGCGCCGTTTTCTCCCCCTCGCTCACCAGCCCACAGAGCCGCATCATCGGCGCGACGCGCTGCCACTCCGCCACCGCCACCGGATCGTCCGCGAGTTCCGCCGGCGGCACATCGAAGTCCTCCCTCACCCGTTCCGGTAGGGGCTCGGCTGGATTCAGGCTGGTTTTACTTGGGTTGCCGCGCAGAATCTTCAGGCGTGTTGGCTGCGGGCGCCTCCCGCTGTTCGCGTTCCCCATAAAATTTACTTATGTTTTTCCACGAAAACCTGCGTTTCAG